TTCCTTTTTACAATTCTATATGAAAGTATTGTAAAAAACAATTCTAATTTTTCAATTGGCATGTATAGCCGTCAGATTTTAAATAATAAACAATATCAATATAAAACTTTTGTTAATACTTTAGTTGACGGAGAATTAACTAAAGGAAATAAAGAAGTAAGAGATGAAATTGAAACAAAGTGGAGCAAAGCAGATAAGCAAAATATGACATATGCCACATCTATTGTTGGTTATGACCCATTTGATAATTGTGGAATGACTGATATTGATAGGAAATATTGTTTTAATATTTTAGCAGGATATTGTGATTCAGAAGGTATAAAAGAAGATGGGCATAAAATACAAAGTGTTGTTCAAATAACTCAGTCGCAATTGCAATGTAGAAAAATAGACGAATTTATTAATGCTGAATTATTAAGTACTAATCCAGATGAAAATAGAATTAAAAATCTAGCTACTACAAAAAAACAATTATTAGATGGCATTGCTAAAATAGCACAAGATAATAATTTGGCTTCTGCATATAACAAAAATTCTGATAGTGGTTCTAATACTCTTTCAAAAAAAATGAAAGAAATAGCTGAAAACGGATATGAAGCAATTAAAGTAAATTTATTTGATATTCAAACATGTAGTGCTATCAAACAAGTTGCGGATATAAGTAACCAAAGTATATTAGACCAATTATCACTTGATTCAAATGATTACGTTAAAATGTTAACTGAACAAAAAGAATTAATTGAAAAATATCGTAAATCATCTGAAGAATATGAAGAAGAAAACAGGATGTTAAAAAATAAAATCGTTGATATAGAGCGATTGAAGAAAGGTAAATAATATATGGAAATTTATATACCTACATCTTCAAAGGAATTAAGTCAGAGAAAATTAGAAGAATACTCAAATTTTGAAAAGATAATTAACGCTGGTCGTAAAAATCCAGTATGGTTTGCCGAATTTATGTATGGTATAAAATTATACGATTATCAAAAATATAGTTTTGTTCAAAGTTGGTCTAAGAAATATTGTCTTTGGTTATGTTCAAGGCGAACTGGTAAAACTGCTGAAGCTTCTGTTTTTTTACAGACAAAAATGTTATTGATACCCAATTATAAAGTATATATTAGCACAAACTCCGCAAAACAAAGTATTGAAATATTTAAAATGATAGAAGATATTGCCCTACAACGTGTACCACAATTTAAAACTTGTACTGATTTATTTGCAAATGAAGTTTCTAAAACAGGAAATAGCGAAACAGGGTTTTTACATGACCCTGCTGGGCATAGTTTTAGATTATATAACAATTCGTATCTTGAAACACTATCAACCAATGCAGAAGCACTTAGAGGTAAAGGTGGTTCAGTCTTTTTTGATGAAACAGCTTGGCAATCAGCAGAGCAAATGGCGGCAGTAGAGCATTTCGCTGATACAGATTCTTCAGCAGGACTAGGTGTAGAAAAAATACATAGATTTGACCCAAAACAATTACCTTTACAGCTTATTTATGCATCTTCTGCTGGTGATGTTGAATATCCATTTTACAATAAATATGTCACATTCTCGAAAAAAATGCTACTTGGTGACAGTAACTATTTCGTTTGTGATTTTAATGTAAATACAATATTAAATTACTCTACCGTTGATGGAGAAAAAGTCAAATCCCATGTGACACAGGAGGCTGTTGATAAAGCTATTTCAGATGACCCAGATACCGCAGATAGAGAATTATTTAACAAATTCCGCAAAGGTGGAGGTCAAAATGCTGTTGTCAGTATGGACACTTTAATCAGAAATTCTGTAGTACGAAAACCTTTATTATACAACGACACTGGGAAAAAGAAATTTATTTTTTGTTATGACCCAGCACGTAATTTTGATGGTAGTATTTTAGCTATCTTTCAAATAATTAATGATAAAGATGTGGGATATAAATTACAGATTGAAAATGTAGTTTCAATGGTGGATATGTCAACAAAAAATAAAACACCATTACCAATGCCACAACAACTCGATATTATTAAAGATTTAATGATTCGATATAATGGAGAGCGTTCCGCAGAATGGGAAAATATTGAATTTTATATTGATGCTGGTTCTGGTGGAGGTGGCATAAGTGCTGTAGCAGACCAACTGATGGACGAATGGTCTGATAATTTAGGGCAAAAACACAGAGGTGTGATTGATTCTGAACATAAACAATATGAAACAGCAAGAAAAAAATATACAAATGCTATGCCTATAATACATTTAATTGACCCACAAGGATATAAAAAAGTTATATACGATGCATTAGGTAAAATGATGAACCTTAATTTAATTGAATTTACAAGTTATGATAATAAAGACTACTTATCAGTTGAAAATCAAGGAAAATTTGACACTTTTAATTTAAATGATGATGAGAAAATGGCTTTATTACAAATTGAATTAATGAAAAATGAAGCATCTTATATGTGCCGTTATGATAATCCAAATGGTGGAGTACAATATGAACTAGCAAAGGATAAAAAAAATACTATGCATGATGATAGAGCTTATACTTTGGCTTTAGGTGCTTATGCTCTAGCATTGCTAAGAAGAGTAGATTTGCTAAATACGCCTAAACAAAATTTAGACCCTACTTCCCTAGTAAAATTTCGTCAACCAAAACTTCGTTCCTTATAATAAAATTAATATAAATAAGAAAGGTGGTGATTTGTAAGATGCCAACTAAAAAAACAGAAACCACAAATCAAGATGAAAAAGCTGTTTATACGCAGTCTGATATGAATAAAATGATTGAGCAAAAAGATTTTATGATAAAAGCGTTTTCTAAAATGGCTAAACAACCATTAGTAAATCTTGAGACTAATAAACAATCAATCCTTTCTCATAAAAAATTCTCAAAAGAAAATATCATAAAATATCTGCAAAATCCGCAAACTAATTCTCAAAATATCAGAAATGCCAGTATTTATATGTATATTAATTCTAGCCATTATAGAAGATTGATTGAGTATAATGCAAAAATGCCTTTATGGAATTATATATTAATGCCTTACAAATATGATACTGATAAATTATCAAAAGATAAATTAAAATATCTGAAATCATATAATAAAGTGGCACAATATTTAGAAAACCTAAACATTAAGCATGAGTTTCAGAAAATTTCAGTCATATCATTAATAGAAGATATTTATTATGGGATTTGTTGGGAAACAGCAGATTCTTTTTTTATGCAAAGAATTAATCCTGACTGGTGCATTTTAAGTTCAATTGAAGATGGATTATATAATTTTGCTATTGACATGAGTAGAATTTATAAGGAAGATTTATATTTATATCCACAAGAAGTTTCTGATATGTGGAATACTTATCAATCAACAAATGTTAAGTATCAAGAAGTGCCAGTAAAAATTAGTGCTTGTTTTAAAATGAATGAATCTTTAAATTTTGGTTTACCTATATTTTCAGGTGTATTAACTAATTTACATGATATTGAAGATTATAAAGCATTGTTAAAACAAAAAACTGAAGTTGCTAATTACAAATTATTGAATATGCAGATTCCCACTAATAAAGATGGCGAATTTAGTATTTTGTATGATGAACTATTGAAATATTATAACATTTTGCTTGATGTAGTTCCAGAGGGTGTTGGGCTAGGTATGACACCTATGGCTCTTGATAGTGTTGATTTTGATAAGAGTGGAGGTCTTTCTGATACTAATGAAGTAATAAAAGCAGAACAAGAATTTTGGTCAGCTAGTGGTACATCTCCCTTACTTTTTGGTAGTGGTAATAAATCAAGTTCATCCTCTTTAAAGCTTTCTATTGTAAGTGATGAAGAAATTATGATTGGTTTTATGAAACAAATAGAGCGTTGGATAAACAGAAAATTAAAATTACTTAGTGGTGTTACTAAATTTAAAATTCAAATGTTACCAACAACAATTTATAATCAAGAAACCATATATAAAATGTACAAAGAAAGTGCCACTTTAGGATTACCTGTAAAGAGTATGATGTGTGCAATTAATGGTCTTGAACCTATTGATATTATGGGTATGTGTGATTTAGAAAATAATATATTGGATTTCCCAACCAATTTTATTCCTTTGTCAACATCATATACACAAAGTGGGGAAGGTGGTAGTCCTACAAATGAAAGTCAAGGTAAAGGATTAACTGAATCAGGAGAACAAACGGCTGATGATGACCAAAATAATGCAAGATAAGGTGGTAAAATGAAGCAAAAATTAATCAAAGTGATTAATCCTAACAAAGCTAATGATTTAGTTGCGTTAGGATTTTCATATATAAAAGAAAAAATTAATAATCAAGATGTTTATGTTTTTACAGAAAGTTCTGAAATTCTTAAACATTTGCAAAGTAATTTTGACAAATGCGATTTTATGGTAGAAAACACATTAAGATTTTAATTTTGTAAATTTTCTAGGAAGGAGGATATATGGAAATTAAACAAGTATCTTTAAATTTTGATAGCAAATTTGAAAATGTAGAAAAAATAAATGATGAATTTACTAAAGTAAAAATTCGTGTTCAAGGTGTAGGTAAAAATCGTAATATGTCCTATATGAGTAAAGAAAATATTGAAAAAAATTTATCTACTCTCCCCTATTGCCCTGTTGTCGGACATTTGATTGAAAAAGAAGATGGCACTGCATATATGGGTGGTCATGATGAGGAATTGATATTAACTGAAAAAGGCATCAAGTTTAAATCTTTAACAGTTCCCTTTGGAGTAGTTTGTAAGGATTCTTTTGATTGGGAGGATGTTCAGGAGTATGGTGAAACAGTTACATATTTAACTACTGAAGCGTTTTTATGGACTAAGCGATATGATAGTATATTGGATTCAATATATAGCAAAGATGTTTGGTTTGGTCAAAGTATGGAATTATCTGTCTCACAATATAGACCTTATGAAGATGATAGTAACTATACTGAGTTATTAGATTGGAATTATTCCGCACTATGTTTACTTGGTAAAAGTGATAATAAAAATTCAGAAGAACATACAGAACCATGCTTTATTAGTTCAGATGTAAAACCTTTTGCTTTTTCTATTAATGAAGAATTTTCTAATCAAATGGAAGAAATTAAGAAGCAACTTGCTTTTTATTTCGATAATCTTAAAAATGTAAAAATGGATGGTGGTGAAAAAATGACAGAAGAAAATATTCAAGAAATTGTAGAGACACCTGTTGTTGCTGAAGTTGAAACTATAGAAGATAATTCAGTAGAACAAGGTACTATAATTGAAGAAAATGTTGATTGTCAATTAGATGTGGTTGAAAAAGCAGAGTATATCAAATTACAAGCTGAATTAATAGACTTACAAAATCAATTTGAATTGTATAAACAGGAGTATGCAATTTCTAACTCAGAAGTAGAGGAACTAAAACAGTTTAAATCTTCAATTATTGCTGAAGAGCATAAGTCTGAAGTTGAAAATATTTTATCAGAATTTGCTGATTTAAAAGAGATAGAAGAATTTAAAACTCTTTCAGAAAAAGCCATTGAGTTCAATAATATTGACGATTTAAAGAAAGAATGTTATGCAATTAGAGGTAAAAATCTCAAGGTGAATTTTGCCAAAAATTCTGATACATCAAAGAAAGCCCCATTAAATAACTTTAGTTTTGATGAAACTGATGATGGTTTTGGTGGAATTCTTGCTAACGCATACGTAAATAAATAAATTAATTAAAATGGAGGAAAAAATTATGGCATACACTATTTTCCGCAGTGATTTAATGACTGCAACTAAGGATGCTTCAAAGCATGTATTTTTCAAAATTGTAACAGCAGACGTTGAAAATGGTAACGTACTTAAAATTGGCAAACTCGTTACTGGTGAAAGAAATAGCTATACATACACAACACCAGCAGTAAACACCCCACTTACTTCAATCGCTATTCTAACAACTCCTGAATTGATGGCTGATGAAAGAAAGAAAAATCTAAACGAATTTATAAATGAAGTTGGTACAACTGCTAGAGCATTTATGCTTGAAAAGGGAGATGTATTTTCTGTAACAGCCGCAGGATTAACTAATGCCGCTACTATTGCTGTTGATGATATTGTTGAGCTTGCCGCTGGCACAAAGCTTAAAGTTGTTGCTTCAGCTACAGGTTTAACATCTGGCTCAACAAAAGTTGGCACTATTATTGGTATTGAGGGAGATTACTTCAGAATTCGTGTTGGCGATTAATTATAAGCTAATTAACAAATAAATAATAATATGGAGGATTAAACATGGAAAAATTTAATACAGTTGCTTTAGCTAAAGCAATGATTACAAACAAAGTACCTACACAGTTTTCTGATGTAGCAAAGAATGAAAATGCTTTAAGAGAAGCTCTTATTGAAGCAAATGGTGGCTCAACAAAAATTAGTTATAAGGCACTTCGTAGAAATAAGGTAGAAATATTTGAGATTATTGAGGAAATTATTCCTACAATTCTTGTTGAGGGATTAAAGGGCGACGAATTTTTCATGAACCTTGTTGAATACAGAAATGTAGCATTAGGTGATGATATAGAATTTATTACTGAAGATAAGGCTGAATTTATTGTAGCAACTATTACTCATGGTTCACAAGCCGTATATCGTCAGAGATTAAATGCTGGTGAAAAACTTGATATTAAGACAACATTAAGAGGAATTAAAGTTTATAATGAGCTAGATTTATTCCTTGCTGGTCGTATTGATTGGAATACATACATTCAAAAGATATTTAATGCAATGAAGAAGAAGTATCTTGAAAGTGTTTATGATACATTCAATGGTATTACAAGTTCAACTGCTGGTATGAATGCAACATATTATATTTCTGGTACATTTGATGCTACAAAACTAAATACACTTGTTGCTCATGTTGAAGCCGCTACAGGCAAGTCAGCTATTATTTTTGGTACAAAAGCTGGACTATCAACTGTAACATCTGCTGATGTATCAGATGAAGCTAAATCAGATATTTATAACATTGGTTACTATGGTAAATTTGATGGCACAAAGATGGTTTCAGTTAGACAAGCACATA